GTTTAAAGTACTCCAGGGCCTCTATTTGGTGTCTCCAGAGTTTCATACCCCTTTTACCTGTGAAGCTATCATGTCTGCCTGGTGAGTCCAAAGCACATTGGGGTAAAGGTTAACAGCTCTGCTGTAATATTCCCACTCTTCTTTTGGGGTAAAAGCACCCATATGATAGCGTATACAAGCAACTTCTTCCATAGTCAAAGGCATAAGAGTAGACAATAACATAACAGATTTATCTCCATGACCTTTTAGCAAGGTCTTGTTGCTGTATTCAAAGCTGCTCCTATCCACATTCCCAATATAGTTGTCTACCTTACACAAATCGTGAAACATACCTACAATGTAAGGGCTTTCAGGTCTTTGCCATTTTAAGCCATGCCATTGTGTTAGCATAACTAGCTCTTCAGCTACTGCATAAGAATGGTCGAATAAACCTCCTTCATAGTTACCGTGATGGTTACTAGACGCCGGGGCATTGAAAAATCCCCAGTTAACTAATTTAGAAACCAGCCCCTTTTGATTACAAATATCCGGCATTTCTTCTTCATACTTACTCAGTCTATTTTCCATTTATCTATGGCCTCCTTTTATTATCTTACCGTCTTGGGTAAAGTACCAGCCTGTGAAGGCTTTGTTATAGACACCTTTGTGCTTGATTATATTCTTGACTTCAGCCAAACTCCAAACTGCTATACAGATAGCTCCAGCCTTTGCCCACTTTTTGAGGTTAATTTCTTGGGCTTTTGTGGGTTTATTTCCGTTATCTGGAGTCTTGACTTCTATTCGGTATAGCTGACCCTCCCAACACATGTTGATATCAGCTCTGTCTCTTTGAAAGGCATTACCCATGACCTTTTCAGCAACACAGTCCTCTAAGGAATTAAGGTATACCAGAATACTGTCTACTATTGAACTTTCTAATGGCATGTTAACGCCTCCAGTATTGCCCACATTTAGGACACAGATACCAGTTTCCAAAAATTACGACCTTCCAGCTAAAGCTATGAAATAGCCAACACCAAGCCCTTCTCAGTTTTATTCCCATGTTATATCTCCTTTCTCCAGTATTGGCAAGGCCCAGATTCTACATAAGGTGGCACTCCTAATTCCAGAGCCAATTTCCTGAGTTTACACTCTGTTGGGTTTTCCTTACAGTTAACGCAATATTCCAAAGCGTATTCGGCAAAGTCGAATACCATATCTCTGTTAACTTTGATAGCTTGAGTGTCCTCTGTTACTAAGCTATCTACAATAAGCTTGGGGGTTACTCGTTTTATCAAATTGAATATAGCTCTCATTTCATTCTGCTCTGCTCCTTTTAATTCTACCTGAAGAAAATTGTCTAAGCTAATAGTTATGGAATTAAGCCAAGTTAAAGACTTTTTTGAGTAGTGTTCTTTCTGATTGTTGAAATATTGCTGCATAGCTGCTGCCCAGTAAATAACCTCACGCCTGTTGGAATTTATGTATCCGGCCATAACAAACCTCCTCAATAGGTGCATTTTTGTCATCTATATAGATATCAGCCCAGATTTTGCGGGCATTGTCGTTGTATTTTTCAATAACTTCTGGTATATTGTCGTTTACAGCATCGAAGTGCAGACCGTTAAAGGCACAGAAAAGTATGGCATCATCAAGCCTTTGCTGAGTCCTACAAGTCCACAGGATAATCCTGTAGCCTTCTTGCCGATACTGATGTACTCTATCAAACATCTTTTGGTTAATTGGGCCTATTTCTGGGAATTTGTCTTCTACCAGCGTTCCATCAAAGTCCACCGCCACTATGGGCGGCAGACTTATCTCTTTGTTATTTGTCATTTTTCAATTCCTCCCTCAAGTGTTGGGTAAACCATACTCTGGCCCACCCCTGATTATCAGTTCGGCTTGCCCGGAACAGTTCTGGGTACAGTTCCCTGTAGTTATTCTTGATTCTTTCTTTCAAATTCGCCAGGTCTTCCATAGTTTTGATGGATTCAATACCAAAATCCTGTTGAGCCCAGCGATTGATTTTTTCAACTGCTTCCCCTATCTTGTCTTTATACATATCTTCTACATAACAGAAGTGTACCCAGGAATCTCCAACTTTGTACTGAATCTTGCTTAATGCCACTACTTCACATTCCTTTCATAAAGATGTAGCGAACCAGCTATGTGATGATATTCGCCCAAGTTAACTCCTAGCTCCATGGCCATCTTGACCTGAAGAGAAGTAAAGCAGAATACGTCATACGGAAAACCCATCCATATGTCGTTACTGCGCATATATATGGTACTATGAAGTCTATTACCACGAATAAAGTACTGTATACAGATAGTACAGGGTAAGTCTTTGGTGTAAGAATTGTTTGGTTCCTTTATGTGTATAACTGCTTGCCGGCTAAGAGGGTCAGCCTTTAATAGACCTTTCACATATTCCCACTGGTCAAACCCAAACTTGTGGTAAATTCGGTGACCGTAGGCAGAATTAACAGTTTCTCCATCATCAGATAACTTTTCCCAGACTTTTGAGTAAGGGGATATGGCCGAAACCATGTTACTTCCAGATAAATACCAAAGCAGTTCGCCCATGGCGTATTTTAAAGATAAGTTACGTTTTTCAGATAAAACCAATCCCTGCCGGGGGTCTTTAATAACGGTACAAGCATTAAGAAATTCACCAACTACAGTCCCATCTCTGGAGGGTTGCTGGTTCTTTTGTTCTAATAGTCTGTCATACCACCATTCCCAGGCCTCTGTTGCATTATTAACACAATTAATAAGCATTAGCAATACCTCCTCACAAAATCTATGGCTTTTTGCTCCAATATCTTCAAGGATTTGTTATTCTGTATAACTATGTCATATTCATAGTTCTCCACATTTGCATCGGATTCATTACTGAATCGTTTCTGCTTTGTATCGTTTCTGTTTATGAATACTGTCACAGCTCCGTGCTTTTCTCTGTAGTAGTCTATATTCCTGGGTTCTCTGCAGTGTATAAATACAATACAATTATCGCCGTAGTCCTCCATAGCTCTAATAAGTTTAGCCTCAGTAGCTGCGATAACCCCATTAAATAGGGCTTCAGACAACTCCATTAAGTCAGCCAAGGCTTTGCGTATTTCTGGGGTTTTTTCTTCTCCCTTCCAGCCTAATACATGCAAGGCTAATTTAGCTGGGGTACTGGTAACGTAATTAACTACAGGTATCTTACTGTGTTGTGCACACAATCTTACAAACTTATCCTTACCACTACCAGGATAACCGTTAATAACAAATATCTTCACAAAATTTCCTCCTTTATTTACTACCCCAGGCCCCAATACCTACATCTGCCTCAATAGGTACTTTAAAGGATACGCCAAATATATCAAGAGCCTGTGGGTGGGCCATAATCCTTTTGACCTCTCTAACAGCCTCATCGACATTATTCTCTGGTACGTCCATCAATATACTGTCATGTACCGTACCAACTATACTCAGGTCTAGCGGTTTTCTCAAGGTTTTGTCTATTTCTACTGCTGCTAACAGTAACAAGTCTGAGGCTGTACCCTGAACTGGGCTATTTATGGCTCTGCGCACAGCCTTGCTACGAATGTAGTTGTCTGAAGAGTATATATCTGGCAACTTTCTGAATCTACCAAACCTATTCTCGACACCTCCTTGAGCCTCGCATATAATCTCCATTTCTTTGTGCCATTTCAGTAGGCCCGGATACTTGATAAAGAACAATTGTCGATACCTGTCAGCCTCCAGTTTGCTGAATACTGTATCATAATTGTCAAAAGCGTAACTTACAAATCCTTTAGCTGACATTCCATACAGAAATCCGAAATTAACAGGCTTTGCTCTACTTCTAGGTTCTCCCTTTACCTGTTCTGCAGATAACCCTGTAAGAGACATAGCTGTTTCGGTATGAATATCACCCCCTTCTTTGTATATTTTCAACATAGTGGGCTCATTCGCATAATCTGCAGCTATTCTCAGCTCTATCTGTGAGTAGTCTGCCTCTAATAGTACCCTGCCTGGAGGGGCTGTAAATAGGGTTCTGAGCTCTTTATTCCTGGGAACCTGCTGTAAATTAGGGTCTGAGCAAGATGTCCTGCCGGTTACTACGTTGGTAAGATTGAAATTTGGGTGTATCCTACCATCATAAAAAGCATCATCTTCCCAGCGATTGAGAAATTTTGAGTTAGCCCCATAATAGAATTTGTAATCAAGTAATTGTTCAGCAAGGGTGAATCCCTTTGATTTCAGTCTTTTGAGTACTTTGGCATCACTGGAAGGTTCTCCAGTCTTTTGGGATAGCTTTATCACAGGCATATGCTCTTTATTGAATAATACATCAGATACCTGTTTTGGGCTATTCCAGTTTATATTGTATTGTTTATTGAGTACAGCCAGCTTATCTTCTTGTTGTTTACGGTAAGTCTTACGAACTTTGGATAGTTCAGGTTTATTGAGGTATATTCCAGTTCGTTCAGCCCTACGATACATCAAAAACGCTGGTCTAAGCAAATTCTTGTAAGCTTTCCATTGTTGCGGCGTCAGTTTCTGATTGAAGAATTGGAACAATTTCCATGGGTTCTCCAAGTCTTTTACCAAGTATTTCTCAACTATGAGGCTATTGGGTTTTTTCTTTTCTTTCAGTGGTATATCCCAATCGGGCAATCCCAGCCAACTCTTGCTCATTTCTTTGAGCCCGTGGGGAGCAGCTAGGTCGTAAGCTGTACCCATAACCATGATATCATGGTGTATCGGCAATAATATACCGTATTTTAGTTGAATAAATAAGGTATCGAATTTGCCGTTTTGCCAAATAAGTATGACTTTCTGTTCTTTCAGTTTTCGGGCTATTCTTTTGAACTTATCCAGGTCTTTGTCCTGGTACATGTTACATATAATCCGCTTATCCATGTCAGAATCCAAATCCTTGACTAAACCAACACCTATGTAATTTATATCGTCTTTGTATCGGTTTACCCCAGTAGATTCTATATCTAAGACAGCATATTTATAGGCCATAACCCCCACCTTCCTTACTGTGTTGCCCACAACAGTCAAAAATACTGACTACTTTGCTGCCGCATTTACCCAAAGTAACTGGCTTTTCAGGATACATACCCTTAGAGCTGAACTTAGTACAAGTTAGGCAAATACCAAAACTAAATGCTCCTTTTACAGCAAAATGATGCTCTAGGGCAGTAAGTAAGTCTAAAGCCTCAGAATATCTGATTTTATTGTCCCCTACTTTTAAACCAGATTTTGGGTTGACGTCAACCTTATCTTGAATTGCTTTACGACAACTCTTCAAGAGCATTTCTAAGGGGTTCTTATATTCGGGTGTACCTTTACCCACCACACTCACTTTTCGCACCACCTCGCACAAATCTGTACAGGAGAAATCGACAAGTTACTTTAGGGCTATCCCTTTCCAACAAGCCTCCCTTGAATCCCCTTTTCGACCTTCTTTATAGCCTTGAGACCGTAAGTGCCGGATAAAACCATGAGGCTTATGAGCAGTACGGCCAGTGTCAAGACAAAATCTCAGGTAAGAATCATATAAAGTCTTTTTGGGAATCCAATATTTCTGGCCTTTCTTACACTCTTGAGACAGAAAAGCATGAATACTATCGCTATCCTGGCGCAAGCCCTCGACCAATTTATCGCTGGCCTCAGTATTGGGTATCTCTGTGAGAGGCAGTCTTTCCAACAAGAAAGGCAGTACTTCTTCCACACTTTCAGGGCTACACAGCTGGTCTACATAGGCATTATTCAAGTCTAGCTCAAGAGGCATAGGCAGTATCCTCATCCTTTTGTAGAAAGCATTGGATTTTTCTTCTAACTGTAGGGGCATCTGGTTGAATGAAAACACAAGTTTGGAGAAAGGCACAAAGAAAAATGGCTCTTTGCCTTTCTTTTCATGCATTATCTGGTCCCCACCTGTAATTTTTTTGAGATTCTCAATAGAGGACAGAGGTAAGGATGAGTTATCTGCACAGGAATTAAGCAACCTATTGTACAATTGAGCCGGGTAAAATCTCTGATTTAGCTCGTGCATTGATAAGGAGGAAGTATTGGCCCTACCCACCATAGTTTCAAAAAACCGTATAAGTACAGACTTACCTGTGTTAGACTGACCGTATAGTATAAGGAAAGTTTTCAGGCCATAATCAAGAGTCAAGCAGTATGCCATATAATCCAGCAACATATCAAGTTCTGGCTTGTCTAATTGTGCTTTATCAATCAAGAAGTCATATAAGTGGGTATCTTCCCATTTCTTAGACGATTTAAGGACAGAGTGGGGTATCTGTACGGTATGTAGATATTTGCTATCGTGCTCAATTAGCTTACCTCTTTTTATATCCCATACACCGTTCTTGAAATTTATCAGGTTTTTATCTGAGTTCAAGTCTGAGGCTCTGCGTTGTATCCGGGTATCATCTATCAACAAACGATAGCATTCTACCACACGAGAATTAGTTATCAGAGGGTCATAGGCAATCATCTCCTTAATTGTGTTTCTTACATAAGAAGATGCCTCTGTATACACTCCTTCCCGGTATTGGTAACACTCACCCCCTAACACAAATAAATCACCTTTATTGACAAAGTAATCATCAATAGCTCTGGCGTTGGGCTGACTTGGTATCCCTTTACTGTTATATAACAGATAAGGGTTGTCTCCTTGTGGCTGGGCTGGGTATCTTTTGGTATTATCCACTATACCACTAAGCTCATCTTCCGCCATAGGTTCAGCAAATATGGTATTGTTAATTACTTCAGCCATAGTAGCTATCTGGTCATTGCTGGCTCCCCTGTGCTTATAAGCCATAAGATGGGCAAATAGGGTAGAGTTGCGGCCATCGCCCTCTTTCTTACCCAGCAGGGACTCTTTTCTGTTGGGTATAGGGGTAAATTCCAGGGGCATATCTATGACTTCTTTGACTTTATTGAATTTCCTGTCAGATATTCCGAAGGGCAATATTACATACCCTTTATTAGCACACCTGAAATCGCACTTTAACCCACAAGGTAGAACCATACCAATTTTTTGGGGGTACTCCTTGTCGCATTTAAAGTATAGGTGTATACCCTTGGGAGTCTCAGCCATAAGGGTTTTTAGGCCCAGTTGCTTAATTATTTTCAGGGCTTGTTCTTTACCCTCATCTATATCCACTACTATGTATCCTGTTTTAATCCACCAGCCTATTGTTCCCCCAGAAAATATGTGATTCTCAGCAGAATCTACATCTACTATGGCAGGGTCAATCCTTTCTTTACCCTGGCAACGCACATAAGAATCTTGACCCAGCAAGGAATTAAACTCTTTGAGTTTCATTCCCTCACCTCACGGTCTTTTACAGTAGTTTCCATGGAGGAATCTGTATCCAGCCAACGCTCCAATCTATCCAATTTTGCTTGAATTCGGTCTTGTAGTTCTTCATCAGTTATGTCAAAAATCATCTGTACGTGCTTACTAACTACAGTAACGTCAGCTAATTCATCAATTACTCTGTCTCTAAGGTCAGCACAAGCAGCCTCGTGACTATGATACCGGGGATACTTAGCTAGTACGCAAGCTAATTCACACAGCTCTTCAGTAGCTACTGTAATCTGATTAGTGTAACCATAGGTATCCTGTGCCCTTTTCAACAACTTTTCCAAAATTCTCCCCCCCCTTAGTAATTCACGTCCTCTTCTGTAAACTTCCAGTAGTGTGTTACTTCTACGTTATAGTGTTCAAATATCCGGGCAGTTTCAGGAGATATTGGTTGTTCCCTGCCATACACAACCCTTTTTATACCAGCAGCAACAATTGCTCTAGCACAGGCCTCGCAAGGGTATCGGGTTATGTACATAGTAGCTCCATACAGATTACCTTGACTATTACAAATAGCATCAATCTCTGAATGAATAGCCCGGCAATCTTCAGGATTACGGTGGTCTTTTGTGTTTTCCTCATACTTTTCTACTCTTAGGCAACCACGAGAAGTCTTACATAGATTTGGGATAGTTCGATTTGCTCCTAGAGCTAATATTTTGTTGTCTCTGGCAATTACGCAACCAACCTGTACCTTTAAACATCCAGACATAAGTTTGGCGTAGGTGCTTGCTAATTTTAACATATTAACGGCAAACATTCTCAATTACCTCCTTAAATTTTGATTTTGGTATAACTGCATCGGTATAAATAGCCCCCAAAGCTATCATGTACTCCATAGGGTTCTTTGGTTTAGCCCAAAGAATCTCTGTTTTAAATACATCCAAAGAAAGAGCACAAAGGTCTACCCCAGCAGATTCCAAAGGAGGCATAAAGTAGTTGCATTTTCCAGTTTTGTGGTATTGACAACCTAGACAACCGCCAACCCTAAAAGCTTGACCCCCATACTCTTGCGCTATTTGCTTTATGACTTTATTGGATATACCACGAGTCATCTTGTGAGTACCATCCATGCCAAAATAGGCCCAACTTTTACTAGCTTTAACATTAGGGTATACCTCATAGTAATCGGATAAGTACAGCTTAGTTTCCATAAGGTACACATATTTTCTGACTTTATACTCGCTAAACATCCTAACTCTTGGAGGACAGCAAGGTCTGGTATCGTATTTTGCGCAAGGTTTTCCATGCAGACACCAGCTGTTTCTTTCGTCTTTATCCTTGGCTATTTGGTGTTTTAGTACTCTTTCAGGGCTAACCCTAGCTAACTGAAAATGTATGGGTAAATCAAAACCGCCTTGAGTGTGTTTAAAAACCTTCATTTTATCACCTTCCAAGCTACGTAAAAGGCAATTATATAGGGGCTGATGTTTATCACATAAAGGTCTAGCACAGCTAGTACCAAGGCTATGCTTGAAGCTAGTAGGAATCTTTTAGCTAACTTGTAATTTCTCTGGTCTTTTTCAGGGTTAGGGGTTAATGAAATTCTGTTAGACATGGACTCACCTCCTGTATTTATCTACGGTTTTAAAGAATCGTGGCAACATCTGGTCTTTTGTAACTCTGGAGGTATCAATCCTGAGAGAAGTAAAGCCTTGTTGCCTGAAGTACTCAACATTTCGGTCAACTGTTCTCCACTTACCTTTTACTTGTTCTTCTTTTATGGGTTTATTGCCATTTCGTTGATATATACGCTCCAAGCATGTTTCTATTGGGGGTAAGAAAGACATTATGATAATTTTACGTTTAAAGCTGTCTTTTTGTATATCTCGGAATAAATCCACATAGGTTGATTTTATGGTAGATGCTATGACTCCTTCCATAAGTACATCCATTTCGGTATAGTTCAATGCTGCAAACAGGGCTTGTCTGGTCTCCAGGTTATTCTTGTAAGTATCCAAACCTCCAGTCTTGTTGAAGTATGTACCCAGGGCAACCCAGCCGTAAGTAGGGAATACTGTAAGATAGGGCCGTTTACCTCTCTGAATACCAATAACCTCCATTTTCGGGTCATCCATCATAGAGAGAGGGATGGTAGATTTTCCAGCACCGTTGCACCCTCTTATGTTAACTAATACCCTCAATCCCAACCACCCCTTTTTCCAACCAATCCTTACAACGATGTTTCTGTATCCCCTTGTATCCTTTAACTTCACCTAAAAATTGATGGTTAAATGCCTCTAAGCGATAGCCCCACAGTTCCTCCCACATATAGTTATAATCGGGCAAATTTGCTTGTAGTTTTATGATTTCGTCCTGTACCCGGTCTATATAGTAACCACCGTATCGAGTGCCCTTGAATAGTTTTCTGAAACCGCACAGGGATGTTTCTAAGTCTGTAATATTTGTAGATACTTGGGGATATTGTTTCTGAATAGCCTTGATTACTTGGGGCAGTCTCTTTTCTAGCAACCGTAAGGTGCAAGGTTCAATATACCCATGGATATCAAAATCACTTGCCTCTTCATCCAGGTATAGTATGTGGAGCATACCAGAAGTAGCTGTATCACCTTTTTTCCAATCAAACCAATCAGCGTCAGCTTTGATAGGGGTAAGCTTAGTAACAGCTTCAATAAACAGGAATGTGGTGAATCTGCCAAAATACCGCCAATTCATCATTTCTTTATACAGATTCATATAGGTTTCTTGAGGACTTCTACCCTGTAACTTCTTGAAATACCTTACAGGATTGTGCCCTACTTTCTTCATCCAGTCTGAAACCAAAGGTATGAACCAATTCATGTTCTTTACATATCTACGGTCTGTCTGGAATATCAGAGGGGCTTTGAATATACTCCAGAAATCTCTGACTTTTTTAGGAGTTAAAGTATCGTCCAGAGGCAACTCTTCAAACAAGAATATCGTAGTACCCACACAATAGCAGGTAGAGTACAAAAAAGCCATCCATAATCGGTTCTTTACGGATAGTTTATGAGCATCGGCATATCGAATCAGTATTGGAAAGTTCATATCAGCATCACCTAGACTATGGTAATCTATGAACTTATTCAGTCTCCAAGGATGACCTGTATCGCCAGGAATATTGTACATACAGCAACCTCCTTAAATACAAAAAGGGGCACAAAGGCCCCAGTTTGTTTTATTCATCCTCCCAGTCATCATCGTCATCTTGTTCAGCTATGTGCTTCTCTACAGCCTTGCGGACTTTCTTTTCATCTTCCCGGTCTTTCTTGGGTATACTGATACTGTTTTCTTTGGCGAAGGACAGGAGTTCTTTTAGGCTGGCCTTCTTAGGGTCAAAAGCATCATCATCCGGGTCATCGTCAGGGTCATCGTCATCGTCATCGTCAGGGTCTGGGGTAGGCTCGTCCTTCTTGAGCGGTAAGAAAGTGGAAATTTTAGCCCGAAGAGAACCATTGTACTCTTCATGGATTACTTCAATAATACAGACACGGCCAATGAGTTTATCCAGGTCGATTTTGATTTTGCCTTCAGCCTTAATGCCAATAGCCTCAAAATAGGTTTTCAATTTCCACAAAGCTTTCTGGGTCAGAGGGAAGTTCTCAAAAACCTTGGAGCCTTTGCTGTCCCCTTTGATAACTTCAAAAGTACCTACCAGCATATCATCTCCTGCCTGGCTCTGCTTTTCCTCCAGTTTGGTTAACTTGGCAATGTGCTGTCCTTCGTCACACCTAGTGAAACTTCCTACCCCTGTAAAATCCAGTTTTTTAGTTGCCATTTACTTTTCCCCTTTCATTAATTTCATGATTTTATCATAAGTTGGGTTATATACCAACTTAGGTAACTTGATATTAGCAGGTTTCTGAGTTTTAACCCAATAATATGGGTTGGTAGCCAGATGGGCAGCGTGCCTAGTGATAGTAACTATTGAACCGTCTGGCTTTTCTTTTTCTTTTTCGATAACCGTGGTATGGATACCGAAATTAGCCATTCCCTCCAAGTAGGTACGTGCCCCTCTGGATACGTTGGGTCTTATGTCTGGACTTATCTCATCCTCATAGCCCTCAATAGAATCAGCAACCTCGTGGCAAGTAAGAACCACTATTTTGTTTCTGGCAATTAGGTGAAACAGCTTGATTAGCTCTTCAGTATCCGTCTTGAGGTCACCCCACATCTGTTGAGTGACTCGTTTCTTTTTCTGTACAGCATTCTGGTCTATCCACTCATTGACTACTAGACCAAATGTGTCTACCCCTACAGCAGCATACTTGGTGTCTTTCTTCAGTTCTTGGGCAATCTCCCTCAGTTCAGTAAGATTTTCAGGGGCCAGGGCTTTTATACCTTTTTTACCCGATATGGTATTGCTGCCGTCATCCCCAATTCGTAAATATAAGAGGGGTTTGGGGAAAGTTGATAACAGCTCAGTCTTACCACTGGTAGACTTACCGTAGATAACCCATAAATTAGACCCAGGCAGCTGGGAAATGTCTTGGGCTTTACTGAGATAGCTCATATTTTCACCTCGAAAAATTTGTCCAGTATTTCAGGCTTGATAACCTGACTCAGTAGCTGCCGGGTTGCTTCTTCTGGAGAGTAGTTAGCGGTGAGTTCTTTTATCAGCTTTTTGCAGGCATTGTCCAGAGCATCTGTCATGTGCATAAGAGTAAGGACATCCCATTC